AGTCTTTCATATCAGCCGAGCCGAGTTTAATATAACGCCTGAACGACTCCAAACGATGTCGATCACGGATTATGCTGCAACGTTGTATGAGGCGGCTCGAACTGAGTCGCAACCTGATAATGTTGTGTGGTTTAAGAATGATAGAATTTCAATCCTTCAACAGTTGACGGATGATGACAAGAAGGAGTTGTTTGACTATGGATATGCAAACGTCTCACGATTCATTGCCAAACGTCTGCCGGAGGTAGTTAGTTAATCCATCAGCTGTCGGCGTCTTGTCATATGTGTACAATCCAGTCGGCGTCTCAAGCTTGATGGTCGGGTATGCATCGACCTGGTAGAGATCAGCTGTTGCACGATCCTTCTCAGCATTCACGCGAACAAAGGAGACCTCGGTTGTGCCGAACTGATGGGGACCCGATTCGAGCTTCTCCCACTCGGGCATTGCCTTGATACAGTGTCCGCACCAGTCTGTGTGGAAAAAGTAGAGATTTGCCTTGTCCTTTTGCACCTCGCGCTTGGGAGTCGACTTCAGGTACGGCTTCCACATCCGCCAAACAAGGTAGACAAGAACGGTGAATGCCAGCACAATAAGGATTGTATTCATTACTTGAGAACACGAGAAATTCTACGTTGAAGCTCAAACCAACGGCGATAGGCTTCCTCTGCATCAATACCTTCCTTGATTTGCATCCACGCAATGTCTGTTGTCATTCTCTCAGGCTCAAAAGGACGAGGTTGAATCTTAATCCATTTCCCATTGTGGCGCACTAAGAAAATGGAAGTTGTTTCCATTAGTTTCTTAGAGGTAGGTAAGTGGTAAATGGATAGTATGGTTTCGGTGGTCTTCAAGGGTATCGTCGCGGTCGCAGGTAACTACATCGTTCATTACGGGGCATCAAGGATCTACGACACATTCTGCGTCCCGCATACATTGAGCGAAATCGTCTACACTCTCGTCTCTACATCAAGTCCGGTTTGTGTTGTGGCGCTCGGCACAATGCAGCTCACGCAGAATAACTATGGAACGTTGCTGACCACAACGTTGGCGTCGCACCTTGTGACGGCTCTGAAGGTTACCTAACAAGCTTGTCCGAGTGGTTAAGGAGACGGTCTTAAGATCCGTTGGCGAAAGCCGCGTGGGTTCGATCCCCACAGCTTGTAATTTTTTCCCTTACACGCGAGGGAACCCAACCAGGTTGGCACCGATTCCGAAACCGGCACCCGTGCGAGCAGAGGCACCCACGCTAGGGGCATAGATATCCAGGATGGCGAACGTGGCAGTGGCAACGAGGGCAATCATTCCAACCTCGGCAACCTTCAGCGTCTTGCCGGGGAGAACGAACGCCGCAATCGCAACCGCAAGACCCTCCAGGAGGTACTTCACGAGGCGCATAACGAGGTCGGCCATATCAACACCGGCAGAGGGAGTGGGCTTCGGCTGAGAAGAATCAGACATTTGTTTGGTTCTTAGGTCCGAAGATTTTTTACACACCGCCCGAATACACCTTCAGTGTCACAAGCGGGACACCCACCAGCCACACAGCCCACCACGGCACATACAGAGACACATATTGCAGAATCACAAAGAACACAACCATATGGATCGCGGCAGCCATCATACCCGAACCAATGCTCAGCAGCACACCCGGTGACAGCAGAAAGAAGAGGTAGGCAGTGGTGAAGATATCGTACATTTGTGTTCTTGCGGAGAAAGGACTTTCAAAGGAACCGAGGGAACAAGTAAATGCCCCGCACTGAGCTCCCTAAGCGCGATGAAGATGGACCCATCGACTACCTCGACGAGGACCCGGAGATCCCGACGCAGAAGTACTGCGTGGTGTCTTTTATCAGTCCGGAGAAGGTGATCAAGCAGAAGGAGGAGTTCTTCTTTGAGAAGTTCGTCCAGTGGATGGACTACGAGTGGAAGGTCAAGGGAATGGAGAGCTTTATGGCATTCCTGTCCAAGAAGTACTCGATCAAGATCGATGATCTCCTGAAGGATGCGAATGACTTTGTTGGTGTGCGCAAGGATGAGGTCAAGAAGACGGACATCCACGAGCAGTACCAGATCTTCCTTCTGAAGAATGAGAAGGAGCTCCAGGAGACGTATGACAATCAGGTGGATTTCCGCACGAACATCCGCGGTGTCAAGGTCCGCCGTTCGTTTGCCACGGTGGAGGAGACGCAGATGTTTGCCAAGATCCTTCAGCGTCGCTACCCGAAGGACAATCTCTACATCGGTAAGGTCGGTGCGTGGCTGCCGTGGGATCCCTCGGAGCACCTGATGCCGGAGGTCGAGTATGCCGAGAAGGAGCTGAACGAGCTGATGCGCAAGTACAAGGAGAACGAGTCCAACAAGGAGCTCTTCTTTGCCGAGCAGCGTGAGGAGTCCATCAAGGCGCAGAAGGAGGAGAACGAGAAGCGTCGCAAGGCGAACGCGGCTGAGAAGGCGCTTGAGGATGCAGGTGTCAATCGCGCCAATACGGGCGGTGCTGCTCAGCTGGAGGATGCGTCCAAGCCGGTGCACCCGTCTGAGGGAGCTTTTCGCGACTAAACATAAATGGGTGATCGAGTCATCAAAACTGCGAAGGGTTCTCCGGTTCCCCAGGGATGGAGTATTGTAAGGTCCACTCGGACAACGCAGTATATCAAGAAAGATCAAGCTGCTCCTGTTCCTCAGGATGAGTTTGATCAGCTGTTAGCGGCTTTTAGTTCATTTGGAATTGCGGCACAGGTCGTTCCTGCTGCGGATGTTGCAATGGATACATCAGGTGGAAAGTTTACTCGCCACCGGTCTTCTTCACCCAAATGGAAGGCGGGCCGTTCTTCTTCCTCATCGAAGCGGAATTATACTCGTCGGCGGCGAGCATAGCTGACTGGAATGGTCGGTTATCAGCCCATAAGGTCTGATCGCATAACCGGAACGGCGGGTGCTCTGACGCTTTGTACCAAAAGACCTGATCATCGAGCTTGTTGGAGGACACATTGTTGCAAATGACCAGACCCTCGTAATTCTCCGTGCACTGGTCCATAAAATCACAAAACATCTCAAACGTAGGAAACATACCGGCGTAATTCTCGTAAATTCTACGACGATTACCTAGGATATTCTCGCGCAGAATGAAGACGAAATCCACGTTGGTACGCAGATTGGGTGTGATACCAAGCGGGTACTGCATAGTGATGATCGTCATCATATCCAAGTGACGACCGTTCATAAAGACAAAACGAGTTGACTCTTCGTTGATCCACTCCTTGGCTGCGTAGAGACAGTCGTCCAGAATCAGGAACGCACGAGGATCAAACGGCTGTCCACTTGCCTTGGACTTCAGAAATCGTTGTTTGGCAGCAAACTGGCGCTTGATAAATGCCTGGACCTTTGCAGGTTCATATTTATCGTGAATCAGCTTGGAAGGCACAAAAGACTGGAAATACTCGTTCACGGCTTCTGTGGGCGAGATTACCATTCCTGCCGGAAACGAGTCCTGAACGTTAAAAAGAAGATCGCGAGCCAAGAAAGATTTCCCCGTATCCTTCTTTCCGATGATGACGATCATAGGACTTTTGCGAGAGTCCATTCCACATCGTTCTTTGATCATCTCCATATTGAACTTTTTCAGATTGAAGTTCTGTGTCATCTTGTTCTCACCGTCGTTTATTTTTCATCATTCATCGCCGAGACAGTTCATAATGGGAAAGGATTTGAGAACTACATCTGTCCAGATGAAAATTCATCGGATGCCTCGACTCGATGGAGCGCCCTGGTCTATGAAGACGATGCAGCCCTTCTTCCCGTGCCTTGAAAAGCTGTTCAAGACGGAGAATCTTGCAAATGTGAATGACTATGGTGTGAAACTGGACTATCCGATTGATTCGATTGTTGATGCACACCACGTCAAGGTTCTGGGTCTCGTGACGCCTGTTCACCGCAAGACCACTATGATTCTGTCTCCCTTCAAGACGATGCGCGGAGACTATGGTGCATTTGGTGTCCCCAAGCGCACTGATATTGCAAATGACCTCCAGGAGCGGATGCAGAGCC